AGCAGTCATATAGAAATCCTCCTTAATACTTCAAAAGCGCCAGCCTCTTTTCGAGGTCTGACGCTCGGACTTTGGGTTCGGGTTTGGGCAGTTTGGCCTTGACCTTATCCATCAGGCAGTTGGTCACGGCCCTGCGGGAGAATACGAAGCTGTCCTCCGGAGAATCCGGCTGTTCGGCTTCAGGCTGGTACATGATCTCATCGCAGAAACCAAGCTCCAGCGCCTTTTTTGCGTTCATCCACGTTTCCGCATCCATGAGGTGCGAGAGCTTTGTGCGGCTCATGCTGGTTTTGATCTCGTAAGCGTTGATGATGCTTTCCTTGACCTCGTCCAGCAACTGAATTGCCTTGCGCATTTCCTCGCTGTCGCCCATAGCAACGGTAAGTGGATTATGGATCATCATGAGAGAAACCGGGGACATCTTGACCGTAGTGCCAGCCATGGCGATGACGGAAGCGGCGGAGGCTGCAACGCCGTCGATGACCACGGTAACGTCTGCCGGGTAGTCCATGAGCATGTTGTAAATCTGCGCGGCAGCCACACAGTCGCCGCCCGGAGAATTGATCCAGACGGTGATGGGGCCGTTACCTGAATGCAGTTCACTCTTGAAAGCGGCGGGCGTTACGTCATCGCCGAACCAAGATTCCTCTGCAATCGCGCCGTCCAGACGCAGAATGCGTTCCTGAGTGGTTTCGTCGCGCACCCAGTTCCAGAATTTCTTCACTTAGGGGCCTCCCTTCGGTTGGTTGTTTCAGTAGGTTTTCTTTCACCAGCAAATAGACCGGCATCTTCCAGCTTGGTCATGTTGCCGTTGATCAGGTACAGATTGCCGCCCTGCTCGTCGGGGATCATGTCGAGGGATTCCAGCTCGCGGATGTCATTGGCGGACATCCATCCATTTTGGCGAGCCACGGCATAACCGTTCATGCGGGACTGATAATCGCCGCGCAGCAAGCCCTCTACATTGAATCGGGCGAAGTAGCGCGTCCGCTCAGACATCAGCAGGAGCGAGCGTTGGATTGCCTGCTCCCAGCGGCTGATCCACGGGGCCAGCGTATACTTCACGAATTCCAGCGACTGCTGCTCAATGTTGGAGAAGGACGATTTTTCAAGATCGCCAATCATGTGCGGCGGCACGCGGAAGATTCGTGCAATCTCGTCAATCTGGAACTTGCGCGTTTCCAGAAACTGCGCCTGCTCCGGACTGATGGTGATGGGCTTGTAGGTCATGCCTTCCTCAAGGACGGCGATGCGGTGCGCATTTTTGCTGCCCTGATAGATGGCGTTCCAGCTTTCACGGACACGCTTCGGGTCTTTCAGCACATTCGGATGCTCCAAGACACCGCCCGGCTGTGCGCCGTTCTGATAGAAGGACGCGCCGTATTCATCACAGGCCAGACCCATGCCGATGGCCTGCTTTGCCATGGCAATCGGGCTGTAACCAACAAGGCCGTCAAACCCAAGGCCGGGGATATGAAAAACGTCCTCTGGTGACAGAATCACCGAGGACTTCTTCCCGAGGGTATTGGCGTCCGATTCGGAGCGTGCGTATTCGTAGTAGATACGGCCTCGGGCGTCACGATCCACCGTCATGCGGTCAGGCATGAGCGGATAGAGCGCGATAACCTCGCCGCGTCCGTTGCGGATGATTTGCGCGTAGGCATTGCCCCAAAGCAGCAGGTGCGTCATGAGCGTTTCCCTGAAAGAAAAAGAGGACATTTCCGGGTTCGGCTCGTCGTGGAGCAGCCAGTACAGCGGATGGTTGACAGCCTTTTCCTTGCCGCCAGCGTCGTTGTACTGGTAGAAATGCAGCGGCAGGGATGCAATGGACTCCGCCAGAATGCGGACGCAGGCGTATACCGCCGACATCTGCATGGCTGAGCGTTCATTTACGGACTGCCCGGCAGCCGACCTGCCAAACATGAAGGAGTACCCGCTGCCGTTCAATGCGTCCTGAGGCTTGTCCCGCGCTTTGAACAGCTTCCCGAATACACTCATATAAAGAACAGCCCCCTTTCGTCATAAACAGAAGCGCCGTCGCCCTCATGCCGGATCGCACGATCCAGAGCCATGATGGTGGCAACCGCGCCGTCGATTTTCTCTGTGGATTTTTCCTTGTCGGCCTTGATATTGCCAGCCGGGTCGGAGCGAATGGTCACGTTGTCGATCATCCAGCGCAGAACCGGATGTCCGCCGTGGGCGATGCGCCCCTCCAGCACGAGCTTCATAAGCTCCTTGGTCGGCGGACTCATATCTTTATAGCCCTGGCCGAACGGCACAACCGTAAAGCCGAGGCCCTCCAGATTCTGCGTCATCTGTACCGCACCCCAGCGGTCAAAGGCAATCTCGCGGATGTTGTACCGCATACCGAGTTCCTCGATGAATTCCTCGATATAGCCGTAGTGGATGACATTGCCCTCGGTGGTAAACACAAGGCCTTGCCGCGCCCATATGTCATAAGGCACATGATCGCGTTTGACACGCAGGTCAATGGTTTCCTCGGGAAGCCAGAAGAACGGCAGAATTTCATACTTGCCGTCATCGTCTCCCGGCGTCGGCGGGAACACCAGCACAAAGGCCGTGATGTCGGTGGTGCTGGAAAGATCGAGGCCGCCGTAACAAAGGCGTCCGCGCAGGCGTTCCTGATCCACCGGAAAAGAACAGGCGTCCCACTTATCCATGGGCATCCAGCGGGTAGTGCTGTTTGTCCATTGGCACAGGTGGAATTGCCGGAACTGCATTTCCTCGGCGGGATTCTGCTTGGCGGATTCACAGGCTGCAGCATAGTAGTCGATCTCAACTGTCTTACCCAGCGATGGATTGACGGAAAGCCAGACTTTCGGGTCTGTCCAGTCCGCCTCGGTCGGCGCAGAGAAAACGACCGGATAGAACGTCGGGTCATGCTTGCGGCCCTCCAGAATATCCATGGCCTTCGAGTGTACCTCGTAGCAGATGGAATTCTTGTCGGAGCCAGCGGTGGTGATGACAAAGTTGAGCGGCTGCTTTCTGGCCGCGCCGGAGCCTTTGGTCATAACGTCAAAGAGCTTGCGGTTCGGCTGGCCCAGCAGCTCGTCGAATACGCAGCCGTGGACGTTGTAACCATACTTGGATGCAACCTCCGAAGACAGGGCCTGATAGATGGATCGGGTCGGTGTATAGACGAGGCGCTTCTGCGACTCCACAATCTTCATGCGCTTGAGCAGGGCCGGACATTGCAGCACCATGTCCTTCGCAACATCGAATACGATGGACGCCTGTCCACGGTCATTGGCGCAGCCATAGATTTCCGCGCCTTCCTCGCCGTCGCCAGCGAGCAGATACAGCGCGATAGCTGCGGCAAGCTCGGACTTACCGGCCTTTTTACAGATTTCAACAAACGCAGTGGTGAACTGCCGGTATCCGTTGGGCTTGATGATGCCGAACAGGTCGCGGACGATCTGCTCCTGCCAATCAAAAAGCAGGAACGGCTGCCCAGCCCACACGCCCTTGGTATGCTTGAGCGATTGAATGAAGTTAACGGCATGGTCAGCGCGTTCCTTATCGTAATGGGAGGTCGGCAGCATAAAGCGCGTAGGCTTATACTTACTTCTTGCCATGGCGGCGGCCTCCCCTCGGATAATTCAAACGAGCATATTCTCCAAAGACAAGCCGGGCGACGGCATCGCGGGTGCGAGCTGCCTGCTTGGGATCTGAGAATGTGCCGAGATGATGCTTCCTGCCGTGCAGATGGATGTATGCCTCATAAAAGGGAGCATCCTTCACAGGGCTTACACCGATGAAGCCGCTGGTATTGGTTGAGCGGCGTTTCTGGTTGAAAGCATTCTGCTGGTGCGTACAGATGCGCAGATTGCTGCGGCGATTATCCATCTTGTCGCCGTTGATATGATCGACCTCGCCATCCGCATCCGGGAACAGGAGGCGATGAAATACCACCGTGCGCCCGTGATAATGCGTAGCGGGATACCCGCGCTTACCGAGGTGCCATGTATGCCGCTCGATCAACGGCAGGTCGATTTCGTCGAACAAAAAAGCGCCGCCGCTTTTGAAGCTGGCGACGCCGTAACCGTTGTCGGTCATGCGGTAGGGATTGCTCACGGATTGCCTCCTTTCCGATAGAATAAAAATTCTTACACCAATGGCGCTCGAAATGCTATCCAGACATAATTCCTGCCAGATGCGAGCTTTGAGGGTGTAGTAAAGCTGGTATCGTTGATATTGGTGATATAGTAGCTATTGGCTGAATTTCCAGACCCAAACATGTTGTCAGGTATAGTTGTGGAGTTCGACCATGTTCTGCTGCTGGTAGAACTCGCAGATGATGTTGAGCGCCTGAAATAGTTGTAGCAATAAGTGTGGCCTGCATCAGCACCGTACACAATCGACATGAGCGAATCATATGAGGCTGTGCTGGTTGAACTGGAGGAATTGCTGTCGTAAGGTGCTTTCTTTATAAACAGCACTGCGCCGGGAACTTGTCCAAGCCCATGCTTGATGGTTTTGGCTGATCCTGTAGTCGATGCAGTAAATGTCCCACAGGTAAAACCAATGTCGCCTTCGACGGTAATGCCCATGAGGGCGGCAGCCATTTCTTCCAGCGACATCTTGCTGGTTTTTCCGCTTTTCAGACGGATGGAGTCGGCAAGATCGGTTAATAACGATTTCACGCTCATTACCATTCACCCTCCAAGATGGTCGTTTCCACATGGGCCCTGATGGCGGCCACATCGGCTTCCGTCCAATAATCGACGCCGCGCTCTGGCGTATCACCGGCTGGGCCTTTGACCGCATTATCATTGATAAGCTCAATAATCTGGTCATAGGCATTTGCGCTGGGAGCCTCCACAGTACCACCGAGGCTTTTGATGGAATGCTTAAAGGGGATCTTCACGGGCGTAGATGTAAGGCCGTCCGCATAAACGCCGACCTCGACATAATTTGTCTTATCGACGTCCGGTACATTGACCTCGTTGCCGCTAAAAGGTACGTCAATGTATTTTCGCTGCCAAGAGAAACGAGCAGTTTTCAACACATGTGCGTCCCATTCGGCATCAAAGTCGAACTGGATCACGTCGCTGGGGTTATTGCACACAAGCTCAATGCCATCCGGTGCGCTGGCAATGCGCTCTTTGATTGTGATGATGACTGTGGCCATAGCGCACCTCTTTTCGTAAAATGGGAAGAAAAAAAGCTCCTTGCGGAGCTGGACGGGTTAGAATTCGTAGCCGCGAATCTTTAGGATTTCGCGCAAGGCATTGATGCAGCGTTTGGGGCTGGAGTAATCGCGGCGGTCGATCTGGCGGCCATTTTCGTACAGCGTCACCATCGGGTAGCCGTAACTTTCGTAAGCCTCGATACGGAAGCTGGATTCCATCTCGCCGCACCAGAGTACGTTAGAAGTCTTGCGCCATTCGCGGCCAAAGATGAACTGGCCGTCGTAGCTGGTTTTGCCGGTGTACTGGAATCCGTTCTGCTGCATGATCTCCGCGAAGTTCGTTTTCTTCATCGTGGGTGCCTCCTGTCATTTGGTGACTCAGTGTTATCAGAGACACCCGGAAAAGACAAGCTCACTTTGAACTTTTCTTTTAAGAAAGCACGGACAGAAAACCGGCCTTGCTGGCCGGTTGCCGGTAATCTTAGAGCTTACGGATGATGTCAACGCCGTATACCGCGCCGAGGCTGGAGCCGTTGTCCCATCTGATGTGAATGGTGGCCATATCGTCCACAGCCTTGACCGTTCCCTTGAGGCCGGGCGGCATATAGCGGTAAGGATCGTCCATGGAAACCAGCTCTACGCGGGTGCCTGCCGGGTACTCAGCCCGAAGCATCTTTACCAATTCGCGGTTCATGCGCCCACCTCCATCAATACTCGCTCGGGAAAAGAAGCGTCGTTGCACTTCTGTCGCATTCGGTGATAATCCAGAGCTTCCAGTCCGGATGATCCGGGTGATCGTACACCGCGAGGATGCGGTCATCGCCATTGGCGACCGCGCTATCATTCTGCGCCTTATCGCTTTCGCAGGTATCGCCCCAGTCGCAGCGGCGGTACTTGAGGAAGGCAGTCTGTGCGAAATGGCTGAATCCGGGATTCTCGCACATGAGATCGTGTACGCCGCGAGTCGCAACCAGCTGGCCGATTTCAAACTTTGCCATGATGCCGCCCCCTTTACTGTACCTTGAACAGGTAGGCGTGGCACTTTTCGTAACCATCGTCATCCCAGTTCTTGGTCTTGGAATTGATTTCGACCATACCCATCAGGGTGCAGCCCAGCTTTACGAAAGTCCAGGCAGATTCTACTGCGCTACTCCAGCGGGAAGAAAAGGTGAAAGCCTCGATGCCGAAGTCGCGGAGGGAAGAAATCAGAGATCCTTCGTCGCGGTAATCGTAGCACTCGCTGATGTCGATATGCTCGTTACCACGATCCTTGGCGCTTTCGTACAGATCGTAGGTGCGGGCGAAAGCAGCGCCTTCTGCCTCGATGGATTCATCCAGCACCTTACGCTCGGCGCGAATCTGATCCATGGCGTCAGCATCATTGGCAGCCTTGGCGGTCTGGAATCGGGCCTTGAGTTCCTCGTGCTTCTGGTAGATGGCTTCGAAAGTGTTCTTCATGGTGGGTGCCTCCTTATATCGTGTGCCCTGCGGCTGAGTGAGTGTTACCATAGACACCCTCAAAAAGAAAGCTCTTTCGGATGCTTTTTTTGAACTTAATTTTCAACTTTTTCAGCCGTTTCACCGGTGAATTGTTCCCATCTGCGCACGATCAGGTCGCAGTGCATCGGGTCGGATTCAATAGCCCGGCAGCGTCTGCCAGACTGCTCGCAAGCAATCAGCGTGGTGCCGAGATTAGCGAAGGGATCAAGCACGACGCCATGCAGGTCGGCGTGCATTTTGAGGCATCGCCACGGAAGTTCCACCGGCGTCTGCC